AAACGAACAAGGTATGGACATATATACAATACCTCAACCTGTTCCTGTTGATATTAATTATAGTTTGAAGTTTATCTGTAATAGGATGAGAGAGTTGAATCAACTCAACAAGATTGTTATGCAGAAATTTTCTTCAAGACAAGCCTATACCTTCATCAAAGGTCAATATGTTCCAATTATATTAAATAATGTTTCTGATGAATCCCAAATGAACTTAGACGCCAGAAAATATTATGTTCAGAGTTATGATTTTACTATGTTAGGTTATTTGATTGACGAAGAAGAGTTTGAGGTTAAACCTGCGATTGCTAGAGTGTCCCAAGTATTCGAAGTTCAGTCTGACAACAAAAAGAAAAAAAGAAAAATATATCCTGAAAACCCAGATGAGTTTGGTCAGAATTTTTTATTTGTTTCAGGTAATACTATTTTAAGTGGTATTGTTGATTTTACTGTTGACATGACATTCATTTCTTCGAATAACATCAATACGTTTGATGTGTTTATTAATGGGGATTATTATGGAACAGATTTGAACTTTATACAAGTTACTTTGGACGATGTTCTTAGAATCGAAGTTGTTAAAAATGATGATACTTTGAATGGTAATATTTTGTTTGAAAACAAGTTAGTTTAATTCTCTCCGTATATATCTTTTTTCTCTTTACACTTCTCAATAATTAAATTCTCTAAAAATTTATAAATTTTAATTCCTCTCTTATCACAGTATTTTTTAAGGATATCATGTGATTCAGGGGATATTTTTATGTTTTTGATTTCTTTCTTTGTTTTCATGGTAGAAAAAAGGTAGAATTTATTCTCACCGTTTATAAATAGATATCAGAAAGTCAAGTTTTTTCATTCAAATACTAATATTTATCATTAAAATAAATCTGCATTAGAACAATTTAATAATGGCAACAGCACAAGCAAATCAAAAAGTATACGTTTCTCCCGGTGTTTATACCTCAGAAACAGACTTATCTTTCGTGGCTCAAAGTGTCGGTGTAACGACATTAGGTCTTGTTGGAGAATCCATCAAAGGTCCTGCATTTGAACCTATCTTTATCACGAACTATGATGAATTCCAAGCTTATTTCGGTGGAACAATTCCCGAAAAGTTTGTGAATACACAAATCCCTAAATATGAAGCGGCGTATATTGCCAAATCTTATCTTCAACAGTCAAACCAAATGTTCTTCACAAGAATTCTTGGTTTATCTGGATATGATGCTGGTCCATCATGGAGTATAAGAGTAACAGCAAATCCTGACCCAACGACAATTGGTCTTAATTCAGCGGTTGCAACAGCACCTTGGACTGCGGGTTTCACAGGTTCATCATCAGCAAATACCATAACTTTTGTTAGTGGTTCTCTACCAACACCAGTTTCACAAAATTTAGATGTTCAATTTAGATTATCAAATGGTTCAACATCAACATATGCTGAAGGTTTCAACACATATTTAGGTAACATAATTGATACACCATCAACTTCAGCTACAACTGCAGTAATTTATGGTTCAATTCCTGAAGATGATTATAATAACTTAACGTTAACACGTAATACAATTATAAATGCGTTCGGTTCTGATTCGACAAATTTATTATATAATGATTTGTCAGCAGCAGATAACGACCCATGGTTTTATGCAACTTTCGATATTCCAAGTGGTAATAACTATTCAGGATATTCATTTGATTATGTTGTAACAAATTTGGTTTCATTAGGTGGAACTGTTTTTAGTGGAACAGTATCAGGTAACTCTTACACGTTCTCAGGAACAGCGTTCGAAGAATATAATAATATGGTTGTTGCAACATTACGTTCAAGAGGTATTTCTCTTTACACTAATAGTGCTGCAAGTCCTAATCACGGACCTGTTTATGAAGTTACAGGATTAACTGATGTTCAATTAGTTTGTGACGAACAATATTCAGGTGTTACTAAGAATCCTTTCGGAACTTTCTTACTTTCTGGTGTTACTAAAGATTCTGATGTTTTCTCTTTCGAGACTTCTTTATTAGCGTCTTCATCTAAGTATATAACAAAAGTATTGGGTGTGGATAACTTTGGTAAATCAAGAAATGAAGTTCCTTTGTTTGTTGAAGAGATTTATCCTGGTTCGTTGAATTACGCATTTAACCAAAGTTATATCAGAGGTTTAAATTGTGAGTTGGTTGCTTTACCTGAGGCTAGAGACACAACTTCTACAACAACTATCGCTTGGAAATTACAACAATATCAGTCACCAAAAACTCCTTACTTTGTTTCGGAATTAAGAGGTAACAGAGTTTATAATTTATTTAGATTAATTTCAATCTCTGACGGAGACGCTGCTAATACAGAAGTGAAAGTTTCAATTGCAAACATTTCTTTTAACAATATGACATTTGATGTTTTAGTTAGAGATTTCTTTGATACAGACCAAAATCCTGTAGTTATTGAAAAATACACAAATTGCACATTAGACCCAGCAACTAACAACTTTATTGGTGTTAGAATCGGGACTTCAAATGGCGAGTATGCTTTAGTGTCGAAATACATTATGGTTGAAATGGCAGACGGAGCTCCTATAGATGCTTTACCTTGTGGTTTCAATGGATATACACAGAGAGAATATGATTCAATGTCGAATCCTTCTCCTATGATTGTATACAAAACAAAATATTACTTTCCAGGTGAAGTTATTTATAACCCTCCATTCGGAACTAACTCTGGTGGTTCAAACACAGTAGAGTCTCCTGGTGATGTTGTTAGGAGAACATATTTAGGTTTCTCAACTCAGTTTGGTATCGATGATTCTTTCTTACAATATAAAGGTCAACAAAATCCAACAACCAATTGGGCACAAGCAACTGATTCTATTCCTTGGAACTATCTTTCTAAAGGTTTTCACATGGACTCAGGTGCAACTGTTGTAACTATAGGAAACGTTTATGATACAAGTGGTCAAACGGCTTATGAGTGTGGAGTCGCTGAATTTAGAAATGACCCAGAATCTCAAGAAAATCCTTACTATTTCATCTATGCTAGAAAATACACTTGTTGTTTTGCTGGTGGATTTGACGGATGGGATATCTATAGAGAATTTAGAACTAATGAAGATAGATTCCAATTAGGTGCTTCAGGTTTCTTAGCAGGTTTCGCGCCTGACCAAAGATACCCAACAGCAACAGGTGATGGTTTATTCAAGAGAATCGTTGTTCAGAATAACAGAAGTGATTTTGCTAACACTGACTACTACGCTTACTTACTTGGTATCTTAACATATGCTAACCCTGAATCTACAAACATTAACGTGTTTGCAACCGCATCAATCAACTATGTAGATAACTCAAACTTAGTTGAAGCTGCTATCGATATGATTCAATTCCAAAGAGCGGATTCTGTGTATATCACAACGACTCCTGACTACGATATGTTCTCACCAGATGCTACAGACCCTCAATTGATTGTTTATCCACAAGAAGCTGTTGACGCTCTTGATAACACAGGAATTGATTCAAACTACACAGCTACTTACTATCCTTGGATATTAACAAGAGATACGGTTAACAATACTCAAATCTACTTACCAGCAACTGGTGAAGTTTGTAGAAACTTAGCATTGACTGATAACATTGCATTCCCTTGGTTCGCATCAGCGGGTTACACAAGAGGTCTTGTTAATTCAGTTAAAGCGAGAGTTAAACTAACTCAAGAAGATAGAGATACTTTATATCAAGGTAGAATCAACCCAATCGCAACTTTCTCTGATGTAGGAACTGTAATTTGGGGTAACAAAACTTTACAAGTTGCTGATACCGCTCTTAACAGATTGAACGTTAGAAGATTGTTACTACAAGCTCGTAAGTTGATTTCAGCAGTGGCTGTAAGATTATTGTTTGAACAAAACGACCAAATCGTTAGACAACAATTCTTAGACAGTGTTAACCCAATCTTAGATTCAATCAGAAGAGACAGAGGTTTATACGATTTCCGTGTAACAGTTTCTTCTTCACCTGAAGATTTGGATAGGAATACACTTACAGGTAAGATTTACTTAAAACCTACGAAGGCGTTAGAATTCATCGACATTGAATTCTTCATCACTCCAACAGGAGCTTCGTTTGAGAATATTTAATACTATCAATAGTATTTCGAAATCCCCCACCACAAATGGGGGATTTTTGTTTAATAAAGGTATTTATATGTTATGAGAAAAAAATTGATTATCAGTGAATCAGAAATCGATGAAATCCGTAGAATGTATGGATTGGTGACAGAACAATCTTCTTCATTCTCTATACCTAAAGAAGTTGCTGGTTTCATTTCAAAAATAGAATCAGTTTTTTCGTATATGGAGCGGGGTAAAATTGTAGGGAAAACATATAATGGTTCTGAAAATTTGAATCTATTTAAAAACTATGTTGAAAATACAATAGGTTTTGATTGTTGGAATAATATGAGTGATGCTTTCAAAGCACAGTTATGGTCTTATGCTTTTCAGGCTGATTCCGGTCAAAAAGGAATGTTTTTTAGATGGGTGGCTGGATTGGCGAACGCAATTGACCCTTCGATTGATAGACTTAGCATTGTTAATAAACCATTGGAAAACAAGAATGTTCAAGACGCTATAAAATTAATTAAAAAAAATTGTTCAAACATAAATGATTACTATGAACAATATTTGAATGTAGTTGATTCTCAGTATAAATCTGGTGATTATAATGATAATTACAAATACATATGGCGATACAGACCAATTGCAATTTCAAGGTTAATGAATGGTGAAAGTTGGAATAAGGTTAAGCAAGATTGGAAATCATCTCTAAACAATGTAGTTACGACTATCCCTTCAAAGGTGGTTGATAAATCTGTTACGAAATCAACTGATAAAGTTGTTTCGGAACCAACGACAAACTCTCCATCAAAAAAGAAAGAAAAGATAACAGGTAAAGATTTACAGGAGTTTTTAGATAACATAAGAAGTAAAACAGTCGGTCTTAAGGTTGATTTCGATTCTGTGAATATTGACATGGATAAACGAGAATTGACTTTTAGTTTAGATGAAACCAAAGAACCTGTCAAAAGGTTGACATTTGCAGTTAACCTGC